TTGGAGAGAAACCAATTCAAAGACCGAGCGACAAGGCAACATCTTTATTTAATTTAAAAATCAAACTAGTTATAGATTTATTTTATAGCTAGTTTTTATTATGTGTAGTGGCGGAATAGGTAGACGATATATGTGTTATATTGCAAAGAATAAAATGCATATAGAATAATGGGGTAAACTCAGATATTACAGTAACTTTGACTTGCTGATTAAATATCATGTTAGGTGCAAATCCTAACCTACACAAACAAGTTATTAACGCAATACTAGGTAGTGTTATATAAATAATCCTTTTATCTTTTATATTGTGTTTAAATAGGTTAGACAAGAACTTTCCTGGTGAGTTCTTAATATTACGGCTTAGTGTAACGGCAACACGATACTTAGGAAGTATTAATGATAGTTCGACTCTATCAGCCGTAACCGAATTATATAAGAGAGGGAGGCAAGAGGATGGAACAATTAAAAGAAATAGAAAAAATATCAAAACCAATAGTAGAATATATAAAACATAATTACAACCCTCATACAACAGTGATAATAAATGAAAATTGCATAAAGGTTGTATCAGATGAAATAAGCATACCAATCAGTTAATTTTAGTATATCTATGAAAACGTTGTAGGCTGTTAAGTGCAGACCCTAAGGAAGGAGAATTTACAAAGTTTCTATACTCAGCTTCAGAAACATCAAAATATTGATAAACAGCACCACCAGAAAAACCTATTTCAAGAATATTGTTTTCCCAGCCTACACTAGATATCCTAGAAGAGCTTACGGGGTATCTAATCATAAGTATTCACCTCACTTTCATAATTTAAATATTTTTCTCTTATGTGTGAGGCGATTATAACAAATAAAAATTGAAAATACTGTCGATTGTAGTCGAAAAAGATAAAAAGAAGGTATCAACCATGAAAACTGAAACAATCTACGAAACATATGCAAGAACACTATGTAAAAATTGCAAAAATAGAAAGAATTGCATAGAAGAATTAAAGAAAAGACTAGGCAACACAATATATTGCAAAAACTATGAAAGAGAGAAGAAAGCAGAAGGTTATAAGCAATTCAAAGGCAGGACGGCAAATCAAGGAAAGCCTATTATGAAAGAAATAGCAAAATAAGAAGGTGAGGAGATGGCTAAATCAAAATGGGAACAAGTTAAAGATAAATTAATATTAATAGAAGGTTGGGCTAGAGATGGATTAACCAATGAACAGATAGCTCAAAATCTAGGAATAGGAAAGACCACTTTTTATAAATTAATCAAAGAACATTCCGAACTTTCCGAACTCCTTAAAAAGGGAAGAGAAGTAGTTGACTATCAAGTAGAAAATGCTTTACTAAAAAATGCATTAAATGGAAATACAACAGCTCAAATATATTGGCTAAACAATAGAAAACCAAAGCAATGGAAAAATAAACAAGACATTGATGTATCTAACAACGGAATGTCACTTGCGGAAGCAATTCAAAAAGCATATGAAGCTAAAGCAGGTGGTAAATAATGCTATCAACAGAAGCAATATTATATTATAAAGATAGACCAGTAGAATTTGTAAAAGACATAATAAAAATAACACCAGACGATATACAAGGAGATATACTGATGAGCGTAGCACAAAACCAACTGACATCTGTTCGTTCTGGGCATGGAATAGGAAAATCAGCCTTACAAAGTTGGTTGATTTATTGGTTTATGTGTACGAGACCATTTCCCAAAATACCTTGTACAGCTCCTACAAAACATCAATTACATGATATTCTCTGGGCAGAAGTTGCAAAATGGAGAACAAAAGCAATACAAACAGAGATAGAATGGACACAAGAAAAACTGTATATGAAGTCTAACCCAGAAAACTGGTTTGCAGTACCAAGGACAGCAACACAACCAGATGCCTTACAAGGATTCCACGCAGACCATTTATTGTATATTATAGATGAAGCATCAGGTGTAAAAGATGTAGTATTTGAACCAGTATTACGGTTCGCTATCAACACAAGATGCGAAATTAATTATGTGTGGAAACCCAACTCAATTGAGCGGTTTCTTTTTTGATAGTCATAACAAAAATAGAAGTATATATAAAACATTTAAAGTATCTGGGGAAAACTCAAAAAGAGTTTCTAAAGATTATATACAAATGATTATAGATATGTATGGTTTAGACAGCGATGTATATAGAGTTCGTGTTGCAGGAGAATTTCCAAAAGCAATGCCGGATAGTTTTATACAATTGGATTGGGTTGAGAATTGTAGTAAGAAAACAGCTGTTACATATAAACCTAATAGAATAGATATAGGAGCAGATATAGCAAGGTTCGGAGATGACCAAACAATACTGTGCCCAATATTCGATAAAACATATCAACAAAAACCAGTAGAAATGTTCCATAACGATACAATGCAAGTTACTGGACAGCTAGTACAATTAATAGAAAGATATAGACAAGAATATATTGGAGTGCCAATTCATGTCAAAATAGACTGTGATGGATTAGGTGTTGGCGTATATGACAGATTAAAAGAAATTAAAGAAGAAAAACATTGGATCACAATAGAATTATACGAATGTCATTTTGGAGGAGTAGGAGGAAAAAACAATGAAAATGAACCAATTGAATTTAGTAATTCGACAGGGTTAATGTGGGGATTATTACGAGAGAAAGTAAAACATAGCGAAATAGAATTATATTATAATGATAAACAAATAACGCAAATAACTAACAGAAAATACAGAATAAATTCAGACGGAAAAATAGAATTAGAAAAAAAAGAAGATATGAAAAAAAGAGGGCTAACATCACCTGATATGGCAGATGCATTAGCTCTTTCTTTGTGGGAACCACCAATGCAAGGCGTATATTTTCCAAACCAAAGGAGGTAAGATATGCAGATTACAGAAACCGAACGAATTAATTATATAATACAAAAAGGAAAAGAAAATGGCATTGATTTAAAAGAATTTATAAAAATACAAATAGCAGAATTTGAAAATTCAGAAGAATATAAAGAAATGTTAGCAGGCATGAATTATGCACAAAACGAAAACGATATCAAGAGTAAAAAGAGATATTGGACAGATAGCAAAGGAATAAGAAGAGTAACCAAAAAACTTGCAAACAATCAATTAAGACATCCAATTCCTAGAAAAATAAAATTGCAAAAACAAGGTTATTTATTGAAAAAGAAAATTACAATAAAACAAGTATTAAATGACAATGAGACAGAAAGCAAAGAATACATGAAGCAAATAAAATCTATTTTTAACAATAGAATGCATAAAATGTTAAAACGTACTTTAGGTGGTGCAGTTGATACAGGAATAATCTGGTGGCAACCATATGTTGATGAAAAAGGAAAATTTAAAACCAAATTAAGATACAGTATAGAAATGATTCCAGGTTGGGCAGATAGAGAACATGAAAGTTTAGATTATATGATAATTAAGTATCCAATAGTAGTTTATACACCAAATGGCAAGGAAACCATTTATAAAGTTGAATATTGGGATTTAGAAGGTATTAGATATTTTGTAGAAGATGGTAGTTCATTAATAGAAGATGTTGAAATGATAGATGAAGAAAAAGTTTTAGGTACAGATAATGAAGGAAATACAATTTGTTGCCATTTTATATTAAACAATAATAAATGTCTATGGGAAAAATTGCCATTTATTTATTGGAAATATAATGATGATGAAAAACCACTTATACATTATTTAAAAAGTTTAGTAGATTGCTACGACAAATTAACATCAACTATAGCAGATACAATTGAAGATACGCCAAATGCTGTTAAAGTTATTAAAAACTATACTCAAAAAGTAGAAGAATTATGTGAAAACTTAAATACTTTTGGGCTTATATTAGTACAAGGAGATGGAGATTTTAAATATGAAAATCCACAAATTAATATAGAAGCATTTAAAGCATTTATAGAACAACTTAGAAAAGATATATACGAAGCAGGTTTTGGAGTGGATACAGAAAGCGATAAATTTGGAAACCAGCCAAGTGGAGTAGCTATACAAGAATTATATGAAGATTTAGATTTAGACTGCAGCAATATAGAAACAGAATTTCAAGCAAGTTTAGAATATTATAAATTTTTCATTGATTCTTATTTATCACTCACAACAAAGACAGACTATTCAAATATAGAATTAGAATATATATTTAATAAATCAATGATAATAGATGAAAGTGAAAAGATACAAAATTGTAAAAATAGCACAGGTCAAATAAGCGATAAGACAATAAGGGCAAATCACCCCTGGGTACAAGATGCAGATGCTGAAAAAAGGCAGATGGAAATAGAACAAAAAGAAGATGATGAATATAGTAAAATAATTCCTAACAATTTAGGTGATGATAATGGAGAATAGTGGATACTGGGAGAAACGATTTACATTATTAGAAGAATCACAAAACAAAAAAAGCACTCAATACTTAGACATACTAAAAGAGGAATATGACAAATCTCTAATGAGAATTGAAAAAGATATAAATATTTGGTATGCAAGAATTGCAGATAATAACGAAATAAGTTTATCTAGTG